CTCGATTTCCGAATTTTGCGAGAGATACACATATTTACGAAGGGTATGAGCAAGAAAAAAGATAATAATTGGATTTATGCGTATTATCAAAAAGTTAAGGACGGTTCAATTGCTGTAGGGCGATATATTGAGCTTATTCTTGATTATTTGATAAAGGGAATTGAGGAAAAGTCATTTTTCTACGATCAGAAGAAGGCAAATGCTGCAATTGATTGGATTGAATGCCATGCTTTCCACACAGAAGGCAAACTTGCACCACAGCCACTCAAATTAGAGTTGTGGGAGAAGGCTTTTCTTGCTTCGTTGTTTGGAATCGTGGATGCGGATGGAAAAAGGCAATTCCGAGAAGCAGTTCTGATAGTCGCAAGAAAAAATGGAAAATCACTCCTAGCTGCGGCCATTGCAAAGTATGAATGGTGGATTGATGGTGGTTTTGGTGCAAAGATATACAACATTGCTCCTAAACTCGATCAGGCCGACATCATATACAACAACATCTGGCAGATGACACTGCTTGATCCTGAATATCAGGAACTGAAAGAAGAACTATCCGAAAAGGATATGCATAACAAGAAGGTCAAGGATGATTCGATACTTCCGAAACATCGAATGAGTGACCTATACATCACGGCAACTAATTCGACAGTTAAAAAGATTGCGTTTAGTGCCAAGAAGTCAGATGGCTTTAATCCTAGCCTTTGTGTATGTGATGAGATTGCATCTTGGGAAGGCGATGCAGGTCTTAAACAGTACGAAGTAATGAAGTCCGGTATGGGAGCCAGAGAAGAAGGCATACTGCTATCGTGTACTACAGCCGGATATATAAATGATTCGATATATGATGAAATGTTTAAGAGGTCAACAAGATTCCTGCTCGGAAATAGTAAAGAGCGGAAGTTGTTGCCTTTTTTATATGTGATTGATGACATTGAAAAATGGAATGACATCAACGAATTAAGGAAAAGCAATCCCAATCTCGGAGTCAGCGTATCAGTTGACTTTATGCTTGAGGAAATAGCCATAGCAGAAGGCTCCTTATCGAAAAAGGCAGAGTTCATTACAAAGTACTGCAACTTGAAGCAGAACTCAAGCCTTGCATGGCTAGAATCACAAGTTGTAGAGAAAATGTATGGCAAAGCTCTCAATCTTGAGGACTTCAGAAGTTCATATTGTGTAGCAGGAATAGACTTATCGCAGACCACGGACCTTACTGCCGCAACAGTAGTAATCCAAAAGGAGGATGAATTGTATGTCTTTGCGAAGTTCTGGCTTCCTGCGGAAAAGATAGATGAAGCATCTGCAAGAGATGGACTTCCTTACAACATATACATTCAACGAGGATTGCTTGAAACAAGCGGTGATAATTTTGTTGATTATCACGATTGTTATAAATGGATCACTGATTTGGTTGAACAATACGAGATCTTGCCTTTGCAGATAGGATATGACCGATATTCAGCACAATATCTTATTCAGGATCTAAAGAACTACGGATGCCAATGTGATGATGTATATCAGGGCGATAATCTTTGGGGAGTCCTTCAAGAAATGGAAGGATTGTTTAAGGATGGGAAGGTGCATATCGGAGACAATGACCTTTTGAAAGTGCATCTTTTCAATTCTGCAATAAAGATGAATGCAGAACGAGGAAGGGGAAAACTAATCAAATTGAATGCAAGTGACCACATTGATGGAGTTGCGGCATTAGCTGATGCCTTCTGCGTAAGGCAAAAATGGTGGAATGAGATCGGAAACAGGCTCATGAATGAAGGATAGTTGTTATGGGATTATTTGACATTTTTCTGAAAAACAGACCGAAAAAAGATGTAGGAATAAGCGGAACACAAGATTTTAAGATGTTCAATGGCTACACACCGAGGTTCACATCTTGGGGTGGCGAAATCTATGAATCAGAGCTTATTAGAGCTGCAATCAATGCCAGAGCGGTCCATGCAAGCAAATTAAAGTTTAGCGTAAATGGAACAGCAAGGCCGGCATTGCAGACCAAGCTGAAAAAGGCTCCGAATCAATTTCAAACTTGGTCACAATTTCTATATAGGCTATCCACAATCCTTGATATCCACAATACCGCTTTTATTGTTCCGGTCTTTGACAGATACGGAGAGCCAAGCGGTATTTTTTGTCCGGTTCCGCAAAGAACAGATATTGTACAGTATGGCAAAACACAATATTTGGTATATGAGTTCTCTTATGGTGAGAGAGCAGCTATTGAACTTGATTATTGTGGAATCCTTACCAAGTTCCAATACAAAAATGATTTCTTCGGTGAGAACAATCATGCACTCTTCCCTACTATGGACTTGATTCACATACAGAATCAGGGCATCGAGGAAGGTGTTAAGAGTGCGGCAACCTATAGATTCTATGCACAGGTCAACAATTTTACCAAAGCCGATGACCTTGCAAAAGAGAGACAGAGATTCTCCGAGGAGAACTTCACAAGAGAAGCCAAGGCAGGAGGGTTGCTCCTCTTCCCTAATACATACACAAACATCAACCAAGTGAAATCAACTCCGTACACGATCCAAGCGGATGAGATGAAACTGATTGAGAAGAATGTATATCAGTATTTCATGGTGAATGAGGATGTACTTCAGAATAAAGCTTATGGTGATGCATGGTCAGCATTTTATGAAGGTGCTATTGAACCATTTGCAATACAGTGTTCCGAGGTTATGACCAAGATGTTCTTTACCTTGAGAGAACAGGGTGCAGGTAATGAGGTCATGTTTACGGCTAATAGGCTTCAGTACATGACAAATTCGGATAAGTTGAATGTATCGAGTCAATTATTAGACCGAGGAATTATGAGCATCAATGATGTCCGAGAAATATGGAATCTTGAGCCTGTTGAGGGTGGAGAAGCAAGAATTATCCGTGGAGAGTATTGGAATGCGGATGAAAAGATAAATGAGGAGAAGATCAATGAAGAATAAAGAGATTAGGATGTTTAACTTCGAAGTCAGAGCATCACAGAATGATGAACACGGACATTTCCTTGAAGGAATGCCTATTGTGTATGATGCTTGGACAGATATGGGATGGTATGACGAGATAATTGACAGAGGTGCTTTGGATAACACAGACCTTAAGGATGTCAGATTTCTTGTCAATCACAATACCGACATGATACCGCTTGCAAGGTCACGAAATAACAACGAGAACAGCACAATGCAGCTTTCTGTTGGTGATGAGGGCATGAAGATAAGGGTTGACCTTGATGTTGATAATAATGCCGATGCTAGGGCATTATATTCGGCTGTTGAGCGTGGTGATATTGATGGAATGTCATTCATGTTCATAGTTGATGCAGATGGATGGGAAGAGGAAGATTCGGATCATCCCAAGAGACACATTAGAAGTTTCTCAAAGATATTTGAGGTATCTGCCGTTACTTTTCCGGCATATGAACAGACTTCAATTAGCACAAGAGGCTTGGCTGATGCATTGGATAATGCAAAAGCATCGTTGGAGAGCGTAAGAGCTGAAAAGCGTGCTATTGAATTATATAAGGCAAAAATCAAGTTATTAAGTGAGGTGTGAAAAATGGAATTAAAAGAAATGACCATTGAACAGCTCGAAGAGCGTAAGGCCGAACTTGTTGCCGAGATAGATGGCTGCGAGGAAATGGAAAAGCTCAACGAGTTAAGAACAAACATTGAAGCTATTAAGGCAGAGATGGAGTCCAGAGCACAGATCGAGGCTGAAAAGGCAGAGATCAGAAGTGCAATTGCTAACAACGAAGTGCCTGTTGTAGAGGTACAGACATTCACAGAGGAAAGATCAGAGGTAAAAGACATGGTAGAAGTAAGAAATTCAAAAGAGTATGTTGATGCATTCGCTAACTACATCAAGACCGGTAACGCAGAAGAGGTTAGATCCCTTCTGACAACCAATGTTTCAGGCGGCACAGTAGCTGTTCCGGATTTCGTATATGACGAAATCAAGACCGCATGGGATGCAAATGACATCATGAGTCTTGTACGTAAGATTGAAGTTCAGGGCAATATGAAGGTTCAGTTCGAGATATCTGGATCTGATGCTGTTATTCATACAGAGGGTGGTGATCCTGTTACAGAGGAGACTCTTTCACTTGGTATCGTTACTCTTGTTCCTGCTTCAATCAAGAAGTGGATCGGAATATCAGATGAGGCTCTTGACATGAGAGGCGAAGCATTCCTTCGTTACATCTACGCAGAGCTTACAAAGAAGATTGTTGACAAGCTTGCTGATACTCTTATCACCAAGATTGCCACT